GCTGGCGCTGGGTGTCCAGCGTCTCCAGATAGGTCTCCACGGGAGTGGTCCTTTCCATGTCGAAGAACCCGCCGCAGCGGGCTCAGGGGATGGGTGGGGACCCCGTCGGTCGGCGGTTCGTCCGGGCGGTACGCTCCCCGTGGGGGCGGCCGTGCCGTGACGTCGTGCTAGGACTGGGTTCCGATCTTCGCGAGGATGTCGCGCACCTTGTCAGGCAGCGTCGGCGCCTCGGTCGGAGGGGCGGATGGGGTGGGCTCCGGCCGCACCGCGTCGGTGAGCCGGGTCAGGAGATTGAACTCGGCGTCGTCCAGCCGGCGTCCCTCGCGGAGGGCGTCGACAAGGGCTTCCACGTCTTCCACGTTGGCCTCCGTGAGGTCGGCGAGCGCCCGGAACGTCGCGACGGTCCCGTCATAGGCGGGCTCCATCGTCGCGAGCACCGAGACGTGCTTGAGGATGGCCTCCGACACGGTGCGCTGGGACCCGTCGGGGTTCCAGGTGTCGCCGTTGCGCATGGTGCCGAACAGGATGGACATGCCCAGCCGCTCACCGGAGTCGTACAGGGCGCGCACGCTGTCGGTGTAGGGGGTGCTGGGCCACGGGGACTCGACGTGGAGCCCCTTGGTGTCCTCGGTGAGGCGCAGCGCGCCCGTGGGGGCGCTGGAGACCATCTGCCGGTCGTTGTGATCCACGACGAACGTCGTGCGGCGGCCGGACGCGAGGCTGCGGGCGAAGGAGCCGGGCAGCAGCGTCTCGCGGTAGCCGCGGGGGTTCCGGGACAGCTCGTCGCGGAGCACCTTGGACGGCTTGTTGAACACCGCCGAGTAGCCCTCGAAGCGCGAGGAGCCATCGGGCAGCGCGCGGAACTGGAACTCAAGGCCGACGGGGTCCGCCTTGTGGAACTGGACGCCCATGGCGGTACCTCCTTCGGGCTAGATGCGGAGCACGGGACGGAGGGCGGTGACGATGAGCAGCAGCTCGTCGTCCTCCTCCGCGGCGATGGCCGAGAGCAGCGCCCGGCGCGGATCGTCCCTCGGGCGAAGGCGGCGGACCGTGGTGGTGGTGGTCGCGTCGCTGGTCGAGAAGAGCAGCGCGACGAACACCTAGAGCGCCTGCCCCTCGATGGACAGCGTGCCGGCGGCCGTCGTGAGCGCCGCCAGGGCGGCCACGCACTCGGCCTTGAACTCGGGCTTCGTGGCGGCCATCCACGTCTGGAGGCGCGCGGCGAGCTGCGGGCCGGTCTCCGTGGGCTGCTGCGCGGGGACCTGCCAGACCTTCTCGACGACGTAGACCGGGTCGGGGATGGTCGCGCCGAGCGCGTCGGTCGTGGTCTTCGTCGTGTCGAGGTGGACCTGCACCCGGACCGTGATGGTGTTCGGACCGGTCGGCGCCCAGCGGGCGAGCAGCACCTTCATCGCCATGTCAGCACATCCCCTCGGTGTAGTAGTGCCGGGCCTCGGCCGGTGGCAGGGTGCGGTTCCAGACGGCGTACTTGGCGACGACGGTGTTTGACAGCTCGGACGTCAGGCCGTGCTTGAGGGCGATCCACCAGTCCTGCGTGGCGCAGTCGATGTACGACTTCGCGCTGCTCGTGCCGAGCTGGACGCCGTTGCGGTAGAGCGTCGCCGTGGTGCTGCCGGACTTCGTGCAGACGATGCACTGGGGCAGGTTCAGGTCGTAGTCGGCCGAGCCTTGGATGTCCTGGTTCTGGCCCCACAGGCAGACCTTGGAGGGGAACCGGATGATGCCCCGCACGCCGCCGTTGACGGGCGTCAGGGCGGTGGTACCGAAGCCGCAGAAGTTGCTCTGGTCGCCGGTCACGCTGGGCGTCAGGTAGGCCCAGATCATCCACGAGGCGTTGTCCGCGGCGAGGTAGGGCAGCGTGGTGGCGGTGCCCACGACCTTGGAGCCCGAGACGCCCGTGAACTTGAAGCCGGGGCGCTGGTCGCGAAGCATCGGCGACGGGGCGAGCCTGCCGACCGTGCCGCTGAAGGCGCCGTTCGTCCAGCCCTTCACCTCGCGCGCCACGTTGTCGCTGTCCGAGCAGGGCACGTAGAGCACGAGCCCGGGGCTGTTGAGGATGAGGTCGTCGTAGGACTCGGGGAGGCGGGCGCGCATCGGTCAGTCCTGCGCCACGATGACTTCGACGTAGATGTCGCTGGTGCCCACGAACGTCGGCGTGCCGCGGGTGAGGAACTGGAGGTACAGGTCCGTGCCGTTCAGCTTCATGGGCATGTTCACGACGCGCCCGCAGATGCTGTTGGAGGAGTTCGTCTCCCAGTTGGAGAGCTGGATGGGCATGGCCCCGAACAGCATGTCCGAGTCGGACCAGTCGGCCGCGGCGTTGTCGCTGGCGACCGTGACGGAGCGGTCGAAGAACTGGGCCACCAACGCGGGTGCCTGCTTGCTCTTGTCCACGACCTTGATGTACTCGACGAGGATGGTGCCGCCACTCACGCGCGCCGCGTTCGCGAGCGTGACGAGACCTCCCACCGCGTCACCGGAGGTGTAGGCGGGCGACGTGCTCACGGTGAGCGTGGCGGTCAGCAGCACGCGCGTGAAGCGCGGCGTGACGGCGCCGATGTTGTTCGTGCCCGCGGGCAGGGCGTTGGTGATCGCGGTGACGGCGGAGACGGTGCCGACGGTGGTGACCGTGGCGAGCGTCTGGGCGGCGGCGATGGCCGCGGAGACCGGCAGCGGGTTCGAGGAGTCGACGCGCGTGGCGGTGTTGGCGTCGCCGATGAAGAGCTTGGAGTGCGGGTAGAGCGCCCCGCCGATGGTGTCGGCGGCGAAGTCTCCGGGCCCGGCGGTGTTGCCGCCCTTGACGGTCGTGGCGCTCACGTCACACCACCTCCAGCTCGAGGATGCGACCGTTCACGTCGCGCTTGGTGACGACGATCCGGGCGCGCGGCATCGTCGCGATGTCCACGGTCTGGCGGTCGGGGACCTTGACGTTGACGACTGGAGCGGGCTGCTCGGGGACGACGACGCGGACCTCGGGGGAGGGCATCGGCATCGCGGGCGCAGGGGGGACCTGGAGAGCGCGCACGACCTCGCGCATCTGCTCCACGACGGCATCGTTCTGGCCGCGCTGCGCCTCGAGGGAGGCGACCACGGACTCGGCGAGCAGGAGGACCGCCTCCTCGGCGTCGGACATCACTGGAGATGGCCTCCCTTGGACATCGGCTTGAACTCCACGTCGAACCAGACGATGTCCACCTCGCCCCGGCCCGAGGTGCGCCTGCCGGGCTTCGAGGGCTTGTGGAGGGTCTGCTTGTGGGCGGCCGGCTTGTGGTGGGCGGGCTTCGCGGGGGTCGGCTTGTGGTGGGCTGGCTTCTGGTTGCGCCCGCCTTTGCCGCCGTCCTTGCCCCCGCCGTGGGGGGCGTCGGGGTTGTGGGGATGGTGGGCGGGCGTGGGCGTCTGGTGCCCCTGGAGGATCACGCTGCCTCACCCCTCAGTCGGGCGATCCGTTCGCGGATGTCGACCACTTTCTCGCGGAGTCGGTCCTTATCCGCGGCATCGGCGAGGTTGCGCGCGATGCCGTCGGTGAGGGAAGGCGGCGCTTCGCCCGGGGGCGAGGGCACGACCCCGGCAGCGTCGGCGAGCTTCTGGAGATTGCGCACCGGTAGGCCGAGATGCTGGATCGGCGGGAGCCCGAGCTTGGCGAGCACGTCGGGCGGGTGGAACCCGACCTCGATGAGGCCCGCGGCCTGGGTGACCTTCTCGTTGAGGTCCTCGGGCCAGTCGACGGCCGGCCTGCCCAGGGTGGCACGGGCTTCGTCGATGGTGAGGAGCCCTTCCTTGACCTGCGCCACGAGGTTGGTGATGTCATCCAGGCTCGGACCTTCCGCCCACTGCATGGGCGGCAGCTTCATCTTGGCCCGGGCCTCGTTCTCGGTGAGCAGGCCCGCCTTGACGAGCTCGACCATCGAGGCGACCTCGTCGGGTCCCGGCTCGTCGTTCCACTTCATGGCGGGGCGCTTCAGCAGAGCGCGCGCCTCGTCGTGGGTCAGAAGCCCCGCCTTGACCTGCTCCAGCAGCGACGCGATCTCATCGGGGCTGAGGTCATCGCCCCACTGGATGGGTCCGCGCTTCATCATCGCGCGGGCCTCGGTCTCGGTGAGCAGCCCGGCCTTGACCTGCTCGATGAGCGACGCGACCTCCTCCGGGCTGAGGTCGGCCTCCGGCCACGTGATGGGCGGCATGTGCATCTGCGCCCGCGCCTCGTTGTCGGTCACCAGCCCGGCCTTGAACTGCTCGAGCACGGTCATCGTCTCGGCGCTCGGGGCGCTGTTCTGCGGCGTCTGGTAGAGGCCGTCAGGTCCAGCGAGGTACTCCGGGCTGTATCCGGACATGGGCGGCTTGTTCTCCAGCGCCCGGACCTCGCCGATGGTCATGGCCTTCGCCTGGAGCCCGGTCAGGTAGGTCGCCCAGCGGGCGCCGGGGTCTCCCCGCAGGAAGGCGTCGAAGACGAAGCGGACCTCGGTGTTGGAGCCGGGGACCGCGAGGCGGCCGTCGCCCGGCACGAGACGGCTGTACGCCTTCTCGATGGGGCGGGTGTAGCGGGCGAGGCAGTGGTCGATGTAGTGCTGGGCGCGCTCGACACTGCTGGCGTAGGCGACGCCCGCGGGCTCCTGGCTGCCGATCATGAATGGCGGGATGCCGTAGATGCGGGCGGCCATCTCGAGCTGCCGGCGCCAGAGCGCGCCGAGGTCGGCGTCCTGCGGCGAGAGGCCGGTCCTGATGAACGTCGCGCCGCCGCCGAGCACACCGATGACGCCCGCCTTGCGCCACGAGGACCACTTCGACTGGATGCGGGACTGCACCCCGTCGACGTCCTGCCCGGTCGCGCCGACCGGCAGCGAGACGAGGCCGGAGACCTGCCCACCCTTGCCGAAGAAGGTCTCCACCCAGCGGCGCATCGCGATGCTGATGCCGAGGTTCCCGGACTGCGCGTCGATGGGGCTGACGCCCGTCAGGCGGCCCGGACGCAGCAGGTAGGGGATGTGGAGCACCTGCGCCGACGAGAGCTCCATCTCGACGTCCGCGGGCTGCCACAGGCCGTCCTGCTCGGACCGGGACATGACCTCGAAGGTGCGCTCCCGGCCCGGCTTGCAGACGCGGACACGGGTCGGGTCCAGCACGGTCAGGGACACCGGGTCGAAGACGGACGGCTCGCACAGCACGTAGGCGTTGCCCGCCAGGAGCAGGCTGAGGGCGACCTGCATCCGGTGTTGCACATCGGTGATGGCGAGGTCCAGCGGGTCCGGGGCCTCGATCCACGCCGGCTGCCGGTCGAGCGGCTGCGTCAGGCCCCCGGAGGTCTGGAACGCACGCATCGGGAGACCGGCGATATCGCCCGCGAGCAGGGACACCGCGGCGAGGATGGCGTCGTCGGTCAGGGCGCTGTCGTGGGTGACGCGGACCGCGGCGTCGGTGCGGGCGTAGGCGCCGTCCGAGTTGCGCTCGAAGAAGACGTCCTCGGCCGACCGTCGGACAAAGAGGTTCACGGCTTCCTCCCTGTCGGCGGGGTGTTGACGTAGGCGAGGTACAGGCAGACGGCGCCCGCGACCGCGACGCCCAGCGCCGGGGTGACGAGCGCGGCGGCGATGATGACCAGGGCGAACCCCAGCAGCCCGAGGGCGAGCGTCATTCGTCGTCCTCGTCGTCGGGGGTGTCGATGGCCGAGAAGTAGGGGGCCGGCGCGGGCGGCGTCGGCAGCGTCACCGACTGGTCATAGGCGAGGATGGCCGCGACCGCTAGGTCGATCTTCAGCGGGCTCCCGCGGCCGTCCTTCGTGATGTAGGCGCCGTCCGGGGTCTCCTTCGTCACGGCGTTGGCGACGTGCCGGGCGAGGTCGGCGTCACCGTCGTGGGTCAGGAGCCCCTGTACCACCGCGGTGTAGAACAGGGCCGAGGCGGCGACCATCTTCGAGCGGTGCTGCTGGACGTCCAGCACCACATCCGGGCCGTAGCGCTCCGTCCACTGGGCCGCCTCGGAGAACCACCGGCTGCGGTCCATCGCCATCGCCCGGACCTTCCAGCGCCGGAAGGCGTTCTGGACCGCCACGTCGACCTGGTCGCGAGGCACGACCCACGAGTCACCGGCACCGCTGGGTCGCTCCCATACCGCCACCTTGAAGACGTGCCCCTCGAGGGTGCATCCCACGAGCGCCGTGGCGTCGTTGTTGTACGAGCCGTCGAAGCCGAGCACGATCGGCGTCCCGTCGGGCGGCAGCACCATGCCACCGGGATGGCGGCGTGCCAGCCATGCGCCGGACGGGAGCCAGCGGGCGTCGTGCTCGCGGCTCTGGTTGAGGTAGGCCCGCCGGAACTCCCCGTCGGGCATCGACATCCGCGCGTGCCGGATGGCGGCGAGCGTCGCGGTGTGGCCGAGGGCGGGCATACAGGCTGCCCAGACGGCCTCGTCGTCGGGGTCGGCGTCGTCGGGCGCGGACCATTCGAAGTACGCGATGCCCTGGGTGACGCCCGCCTCCGCGAGTGCACGCCCCGCGGCGACCTTGCGGTTGAGGAAGGTGGAGCGTCCCGTGCCCATCGTGGACATGACGTAGAGCTGCGCGTCCCGGATCGTGGTCATCGCGGGGACCATGGCCTGCTCGCGCCGGTCGTCCTCGTCGGCGAACGCCTCGTCGATGAACCCCAGGTCGAGGGTACGGCCGTGGCCGGAGTCCTCGCCGGTCGCCAGCACCTCCACGCGGGAGCCGGTGCGGAACTCGATGGCGGTCTCGGCGGCTCCCCGGAGCTCGCGGTCGATGGTGGCCTTGAACGACGAGCGCCGCAGGAGCGGCATCCAGTCGTTGACCATCTTCTGCCGGGCGTCGAGGCCCGTCTGGGCGGTGTACGCGATGCGGCAGGGGCGGCCCCACATCAGCGCCCGGTCGAGGGTCAGGGCGAGCGTCAGCGTCGTCTTCCCGGACTGCCGGGGAACGGTGACGATGACCTCCCTATAGATCGGGTTCCCGGTAGCCTCGTCGTACTCGCCGGCGACGTCCGCCACCATCCGCTGCCACGGCATCAGCGGGGTCCCCATCTCCGCTGCGATCCGTGCGAGCCTTCCGCCCGTGGTGGGCCGGTCCGTGCGCTTCGTTGCCCATCTCGGCAAGGCGCCGGAGTAGCTCGGCTCCGGGGTCGGCTGCTGGTTCTTCGTGCTTCGTGACGAGGTCCGAGACCGCTGCCCTGTATTCGCGCCAGAGCGAGGCATTGGTTGGCTCGGAGTCGACAGCATCCGCCAGGGACCTCACGAGTTGGGCGACCACGGCGGGGCCATCGAAGGACGCCAGCGTGACCTCTGCGGCGGCGCGGTTGGGTCCGGGCATCAGGCGACCAGTCGGAGTTGGACGGTGCCGCCGTCCTTGCGCTTCTGGTTGCAGCGCAGGTGTGCCGTCTGGAGGTTGTCCAGCGTGTTGGCACCCCCGGCGATGATCGGGATGAGGTGGTCGATGGACGCGGATAGCGGGTGGGGGTATGCCTTGTCCTTGGGGACACGCTTCCGGCAAAGGTGGCAGACCCATCCGTCGCGGTCGAAGACCACGCGCTTGTTGCCTACGTAGTCGTACCGGGTGCGCCCGATGCGGCACTCCAGGCAACGCTTGGCGCGCCGATTTGGGAGGCGCACGCCGCAGTCTGCGCAAAGACGCGCCGGGGCCGCTCGCTCCTTGCACTTGGTCGAGCAGTAGAGGTTGCCGATGTTGGCGAGGAATGACACGCCATCGACGGGGCAGACCCGACGTGTGCGGACGGAGCCCTTGCGCTGCGACGGGCTGCCGTGTCGGCGACGCCACTGGTAGGCGTAGCAGGCCCGGCAAAGGCCCTTGGAGAACAACGGTCGGTCGGGATGGCAGCTCGGACCGGGCATGTTTGGAGCCGAGAGAGAAACGAGGCA